TGCTACTATAAATGCAGTAACATCTTTCGGAGTAGGAAAGATAACCAACGTATCTGTAATCGATTCTGGTTACGGTTATACTCATAATACGATTGCCGATATCATAGACGCGGATGGAGAATTGGCGTCAAAAGGAACGATCTCAGCTTTAGGCCCAGGATCTACAGAAGGATATTGGGCTTCATTGGACTCGCATATAAACGGATATGTTTTAGACGGTGCGAGTCTAACATACTATGACTCCGGTAAGAGAGTTCAGGATAGTAATTACTATCAAGAATTTTCATATGAGATTCTTTCTACAGTAAATCTTCCGGAATACGAAGAGTCTTTAAGAGAAATCGTGCACGTTGCTGGAACAAAAGTCTTTGGTAGATTTAACCTAGAAGACGTTATGTCAACACCGATATCTTCTAGAATTATTATTGACGCGGAATAAATAGAGCAAAATAGGTTTAGGAAAATGTCTGTCATCACAAGTAAATATAGATCTGATACTGCACGACGCTTCGTTGATGATGTAACATTCAACGATTACTATATGTTTGTGTCAAGCACAGCAAACACAACCGTGATTAATTCAGAAAAATCAAAAACGGAATTTCTTGAAAAAACTATCTTTGGAAAGAAGATAGGTGCACAAGAAGTTTTCTATATGATTAAGAATTATCCTTGGGAAATAGATGCAGTATACGACCAGTACGACGATAATTTAGATATGTCAAACAAGAAGTTCTACACAGTTGTCTATCCAGTGAATAACGAGGTTGGTGACTATAGAGTCTATAAGTGTCTATTCAATAACGGCGGAGCAAAATCTTTAACACCGCCTAATTACAGTGTATCTCAACAGGATCAGATTTATGCTTTGGCAGATGGGTATGTTTGGAAGTATCTGTTTAATATTAGTGAGTTAGAATTTGATGATTACAATACTCGCGGATACATACCTATTATGTCGACTGAGAGTGGTAACACGGCAGTTCAAACAAGTTCTATAAGTCAGATTGTCATAACAAATTCAACAAATAGAGGATATGAAAAGTCTGAAGGATTTGTTTTTCAAACAGCAACTGGAACTGGCGAGATAGTTATAACGGCAAGTAGTGGAACTCTTAATGCGATTGAAAACTATTACTCAGGATATACATTCTACGTAACAAGCGTATTTGGTAATGACTCGAGGTCTTACGTAGTAGATACTTATACTTACGATCCTGCTTCAAAAAGAGCAGTCATTACGTTAACCGAAGCACCGGATTATACCGTTCTTACTGACTCCGCTTCTTACAAACTATTACCTCGCATTGAAATAAAGGGCGATGGAACTGGAGCAGTTGGGCTAGCCGATGTGTCGGCAAATGGTTCTATAATAGGTGTCACAATGCTGTCCAAAGGTTCTGGTTATAAGAATGCAACCGCGTTTGTTCCAGACCCGTTTTCTTTCGACCCAAATTCGCTAAACTCTCTTAATGAAAGAGCTATACTAAGACCAATTCTTTCTTCGGCTGGTGATCATGCTTCGAACTTAATCGATGAACTTATGTGCAGGCACATTCTTGCGTACACGACTCTTACGGAGACAGACAACTTTACAGTTCCAGCTACAAACGACTTCACGAGCATTGGTATTGTTAAGAACCCTGAGTTTAAAAATGCAGGAAACAATGACATATTTGATAACCGTATAGAACTAGCTCTTGACAGTCACTCTCTTTCTGTAAATGAAATAGTTACACAGATAGAAACGGATGTTAATAGTTCATTCTATAACGAGGTAATATTTAGCGGTAAAGTTCATCAAGTTTCAAATAACTTTGTGTATATATGTGAGTACATGGGGCCGTATCCAAATTCCTCTTCATTTGCAAACACTGATTTTAGCGACATCTCGCTTAACATAAATCTGCCGATAAGATCTGCAGACAATCAAATACTTAATATAAATACAGATAACGATCCAGAGTATCCACTAGAATATGACATAGATTACCCAGGGTTTTCAATATCACCATATGTTCAGAGAACTGGAGAAGTTTACTATATGAATAGCTTCTTTCCAATTACGAGAACTGAAGAGTCAAGGGAACGATTTAAGATACTTCTTGAATTTTAAGGAAAAATAAATGCCAATTAATAAAGACCTGAATGTTGCGCCGTACTTTGATGATTTTGATATAACGAATCAGTTCCATCGCGTGCTTTTTAAACCGTCTTACGCGGTTCAAGCTAGAGAATTGACTCAGATGCAAACGATTCTTCAGAATCAGATCGAGCAGTTTGGTGATAATATATTTAAAGAAGGATCTATCATAAAGGGATGCAACTTTACAGAGTTATCAGACTTAAACTACGTTAAGCTTACGGATGTTACTGGATTTGACCCAACTCAATATGTTGGATTTACAGATACGGTCACTATAAGCGGTGTTGATTACGTAAGAGATAACACATACGAACTCGAAGGAGTTGTGACAGGAGTCCGAGCGACCGTCTTAGCTGCGACGCGTGGTTTTGAAACAAGAAACCCAGATCTTAACACGTTCTTTATTAACTACAAAACAACATCTTCTGGAAATAAAGTCTTTCAGGCTGGCGAAAGACTTAGAATATACAAAGTAAGTGTGTACGAACAAGGAACGAGCATCAATAGAGACGAAACAGAAGTTCTGACTGATAAGACTATCAACGTTACTACGTTCGCTGGGGCAGTTGGCAACTCTTTCGGACTTAAATCTGCGCCAGGTATCATATTCCAAAAGGGTCACTTCCTATACGCTGAAGAGCAGCTTGTAATTGTTTCAAAGTATACGAATGTACCGAACAGTGTGTCGATAGGTTACACAGTTCAGGAAAGAGTAATTAATGCGTTCCAAGACTCGTCTCTATATGACAATGCAAACGGATCTTTTAACCAAAATGCTCCTGGCGCAGATAGACTAAAACTTATTCCAATACTTACAGCTCTTCCAACTTCTGAAGCTGATGCTGACACTACATTCTTTACTCTTACACGCTATGTAAACGGTAATGCAGTTCTTCTTAGAGACGTATCACAGTATAACATTTTAGGCGAAGAGATGGCTCGTCGCACGTATGAAGAATCTGGTGACTACATTGTCAATGACTTTCAAACTACAGTCGTAAGAAGAGATGGTAATCTAAAAGCTTCTATCGGAAGTGGAGTCGCGTATGTTAAGGGTCATAGAGTAGAAAATCTTAGAGAGATTTTCCTCGATATAGATGACATATCGGAAGCTTCGGTTGATGATAGAGCAAATCAGGGCGTATCTTTTAACTATGGCGGGTACCTTGACATACTCGATACTAGCGTAGGAGGCGTAGTCCCATTAGGAACATTTGCAACCGTTTCTCTCAGAGACGGTGGAAACTCTGTCCTAGGAACTGCGAGAGTTCGTAACATCACTGATACCAAAATCTTCCTGTTTGATGTTAGATTGTCGGGTGCTAATCAGATATCGCAAGTGGAAAGAGTTGTTGGAACTTCCGGGTACATACCAGTTGCAAACAATTCTGTTATAAAAGAAACAAGTTCTTCATCAATGGTATTTGACACGGGAATGCTGAGTCTTAAATCTACTAGCAACCTGTCAATTCCAGTAAGAGCAAGAAAAACTATTACTGGAACTGCTACTACTTTTAACATCACGCCTGACGCTGGCGAAGATTTTAATCTAGAGAATGATGATATACTCTTTGTAGATAACACAAGTACTAGAAGAGATGTGACTAGTGCTGTTCTATCTGGTGCTGACCTCCAAGTCACCCTTGGTTCTACACCATCGACTCCTTCTACGATCTATTACAATAAGAGAATTACTAGTGCAAGCCCGTTTACGAAAGTTAGCGCTGAACTATATGTTAAGTGCACCTTCGCAAATAACGACATCGTATCATCCACAACTAGATATAATCTAGGTTTTCCAGATGTGTATGAGATCGTCTCTATTACAGACTCAGAAAGCAAAACTGTTACTTCTAGCTTTAAGCTTAAAACCAACCAAAGAGATAACTTCTACGATCATTCTTATATAGAATATATTCCTGGAAGACCAGTACCCGCGGCCGGTTTAATGACAGTTCGTTTTAAAGCATTTAAACTAAACGACACAACAGGAAGCTACTTCTTTACTGTAGATAGTTACCCTGGTGCTGTCGCCAAGAATAAGATACAGCCGTTCGTTTCATCTTCAGGAAAGGTCTATAATCTCAGAGACTGTCTTGACTTTAGACCATACGTACAACCGCTATCGCCGGCCACATATATAAATGCGGCTGTTCTTGGTACAGCGCCAACTGTAAGCAATGGATCAACAGGTGTTAACGTTGCGCCGAGCTTCTCCGGTTCATATACGATACTTACACCATCTCACGATCAGTTTGGAGAGATAGACTACGAGTTCTACCTAAACAGAACCGATGCGGTAATTCTTGACTCTTATGGCAGAATATCATTGTTAAGAGGAACGGAAGTAGAGAATTCTATTCCGCCAATCATATCTGGCGATCAGGTTAAGATCGCGGAAATATTCGTACCAGGAGCGCCAGCACTTACACCAGAAGAAGCTGACGAACAGGATAGACCTCAGTATGCTGTGCAGATCGTTCCTAAAGGTACAAAATCTTATCGTATGAAAGATATCGAAAACTTAGAAAAGAAGATCGACAGCTTAGAGTATTATGTTCTGCTGAACACCCTAGAAGCCGATACAAAAAATCTAAACATTGTTGATGAAAACGGTCTAGATCGTTTTAAGAACGGCATCATAGTTGATCCCTTTAACGATCTTAGTATAGCCAACCTAGAGAATGTGGAATTTAATGCTGCGCTGGACTTTACAGAACAATCGCTTATGCCATCTGTAAAAACATTCCCGTTAAACCTTAAGTATAAGTCTGCATCTTCTGCGACGCTGTTCCCAACCACGTCAAATGCAAAGGTCGGAACACTTCAGAGAAACACCGACGTATCCATCATATCGCAACCCTACGCCACAGAATTTAGAAACTGCGTAAGTAACTTCTATTCATATCGTGGCATTGGCGAAATAGAACCGGAATACGACGCAGTCTATGATACTGTCACTAACCCAGTTAATATAGGTTTGAATAGAAGACGCTTAACTGTGTCGACTGCCGCTACACAAGAGCTTAATCCGTTAACGTCAACCGCTATTCAAGCCAACACAAATAACACGAACCAACGCCGCGTTGGCGATTTTGTTACGAACTTTACATTTAATCCATTCATGAGAGGCCGTGACATTAATATATACATGTCTGGTCTTCGCCCTAACACTCGCCACTATTTCTTCTTTGATGAAGAAGATGTGAACCAATTTGTGTTCCCAGGAAGCAATGTTAACTCCCCGAGTGAAATAAGAAGACGCGGTGTTGCTAACGCGGCGGTCGAAACAGATGCGAACGGCGTCTTGAGGGCGGTGTTTAGTCTACCATCATCAAGGTTCTATGTTGGAGACAGAAAACTAGAAGTAGTTGACGTTGACACGCACGCTGCGATTGATAGCGCCAGCACATCGTATGGTTTTGTAACCTATAGAGCATATAACTTCTCTGTAGAAAAAGCATCTTTAACAGTCTCAACTCGCCGTGCAGCTTCTACTGCAACAACAACCACGGATAGAAATGTTACAAGAAGACCAACTGAAGGTGATCGCGGGCGAGACCCGTCGCCAGATCCAATTGCTCAGACCTTCTTCATAAAATCTGGCATGGGTCTTGGATCTGACACTGTATTTGTCTCTAAAATAGATCTGTTCTTCAAGAGAAGAAGTAATATAAACGGCGTAAATGTTGAATTAAGAGAAGTTATAAATGGTTATCCTTCATATGACGTGATACCGTTCTCTAAAGTACACCTAACTCCATCAGAAGTACTTACTTCAGATGATGCTTCTGTCGAAACAACGGTAACTTTTAATGCCCCAGTTCGTCTTGATGTTGAAAAAGAATATGCAGTAGTCGTAATACCAGATGCAGCCGATCCTGACTATCTAATCTTTACATCAAAGGTTGGTGGCGTAGATCTAACACCGGGCGCGAATCAAGGACTTCCAATCGTTCAGGACTGGGGTGATGGCGTTCTATTCACATCTACAAACAACCGTGCGTGGAAGTCATATCAAGA